AGAGGTTATCGAGCAGCTAAAGCAACAACTAACACCCAAAGAAGTAGATGAATTTGAGGATATAGCCGACGATGACTATCTACCTGTGGGCAAGGTTAAACAATTAGTTGAAAAGAAAGCTCGTGCAATCGTTCAAGCAGAAACACAAAAGATTTTGCAACAACGAGAGCAAGCAAACTTTCTTGATAAGCTTAAGAAGCAATATGGCGACTTTGATGACATCGTAAACCAAGAAACATTAGCAATTTTAGAGAAACAAGACCCAGATTTAGCGGAAACAATTGCAGGACTTCAAGACCCTTATAAAATAGGCCTTCAGTCTTACAAGTATATCAAGGCTCTTGGTATTGCTGATAAAGTGCCACAAGCACGCCGTGTTGCAGAAGTAGAAAAAAAGCTTGAGAAGAATGCAAAAACCATTCAATCCCCTCAAGCGTACGATAAGAGGCCGATGGCTCAAGCGTTTAAAACTACTGATGCAGAAAGGGCAGCAATTTACAAAGAGATGATGGAATACGCTGCGGGTTCTGGTTACTCTTACTAACTAAGAGAGAACTATGACAGTTTCAATCGCAACAATGCCTCCACAAATACAACAGAGGTATAACGCTAAATTGTTGTCTACTCCAGAAAGAAACCTTGTTCACATGTTATTTGCAACTCCTGTAGAGCTACCAGATAACCAAGGTTTTATTGATAGACAATCTAGATATGATCGCTTAGATCTATTCCCAGTGCCTCTTGATGATGCACAAATTAACCCACCACCACAACAATTAAACCGTGTTGATGTGGATTGTAGAGTACGTGTTTATGCAACTTATATTGTGCTTACACGCCAAGTAACAATTACAAACGAAGATCCAGTTCTCAATAGCGCAGCAGCCCGTTTAGGCCAAGCATTAAGAGAAACACAAGATGTACTCAATAGAGATGCTCTTGAAGGCACCCCTTCAGTTATTAACTGTGTGGGTGGTACAAACGGTACACCAAAAATTGCCGTTTTAAAATCAGACCTAATTGAGGTGGAACCCCTAACTATGGCAGCATAGAAGGGCAACACTGCGGAACCCGAATGGGGCCGTAACAGACTAAAGCGGTCAGATACTAGAAATAGTAAAGCGATAGTCGAAACTCATAAGTAATTATGAGAGGTGGCAGAAATGACCATCCGCCAGTTTTGAAGCTGGTTAACAAGTAATAGAATGGATTTACCAACTGAAATGACAGTAAGCGATACCGATGATGTTGTAACAATACTGCAAAACAACTCTGGAGAATACATTACAAACATCGTAGAAGCTGAACTGAAATTCGGTAAAAAGAGTGCCGAATTAAAACCTTGGGTAATTGACTTGAAGTGCCTTGCAGCGTAGCAACTGAAGGTTAACAAGGCGCAAGCAGCGTAAGCGGGCAGCGTGAGAGACTAAACCCTGAGGATCATATGTAAATATGATATGTGATAGTCCGAACTCTACGAATAAATAAAGGTAGAGAAGCAAACAGAAATGATTTGCTCGCCTAGCAATAGGTTTTAAAGTAACAAAATGACTTCACCAATTGGTGATAGCTATGGATGTATGTTAACTACAAGAATGATTCCTGTTTTAAACAATATGACAGGCTTTATTCGTAAGTTTCAATATCCAAATATTAACCAGACCCTTAAGAGTGAAGGGGTCTTTAAACCGTTAGTAATTGACTTAGAAGCCTACAGCGTAAGCCAAGGTAATAGGGCGCAAGCAGCGTAAGCGGGCAGCGTGAACGACTAAACCTAATGGGCCATATTGAGGATTACCTTACAATGGTATGTGATAGTCTGAACTAGTGAGGAAACCACTAGAGGCAAATCCGAAGAGGTTTGCCCGCCTAGAAATAGGTCGCAAAAGTAACAGAAAAGTTCAACAGAATGGGGCGGTATTAACAACGTGCGTTTCTTTGTTTCGGAACAAGGTAGCGTAACCCCAGCGGCTTCTTTGCTTGGTAACGATGTAGCTAACTGCTTCGTTGTTGCTAAAGAATCGTATAAAGTTGTATGGCAAGCGGGTGGTAAGGCTAGATTTATTTATCTGCCTCCAGGGTTAAATTGGGCTCTGGTTAAATCTTCTCTGATTGACTTGGATCTCCTAGCTGCTTAGCAGAAGGAAGACAAGGGGCAAGCAACGTAAGTGTGCAGCCTGAACGACTTAGCGAGAAGACCTCGAAAGAGGAAGCGAAAGTCTGAACTCTATAGTAATATAGAGTAGGTTATCCGAAGAGAAACCCCGCCTAGAAATAGGTTACAAAAGTAACAGAATTGACAATAACGACCCATGTATGCTCAGACATACAGCTGGATGCTCTTTCTATCAAGGGCAATGTATTACAAACGATCTTTGGGTCCAAAACCTAAGATCAACAGGAATATAGGAGGTTAAAAATGCTACCATATCAAATCATTGAGGGCGGTTCTTTTACTTCCGATTCCACATTAAGTAAACAAGTAGCTCTTTCTTGCGAACCTGATCTATTTTGGATCAGAAACCGCACAGCATGGGGCGATGATGCAGCTGAAACAAGCGTTGAAAGCTGGTATAGAAGAGGCATGGCAGCAGGTGAAGCCCAGACAGCGGATCAAGCAAACGTATCGGGTGCTTTATCTACTGAGGCAGTGACAAGCGGTGGTTTTACACTAATTGACACTTCAGCACCTCCTTCTTTTGCTTCTCTTGCGTTAACTGCAATTACAGGTATTGCTGGAACATTTGTCGTATCTATGGCAAACACTGGCAGTATCGCTGTAGGCGATTTTGTAAGGCTTTATAGCACTACAGGAGAACTTCAAATTGCAGGCTATACATTCCAAGTTACAGCAGTAACGGCAAACGTTTCTATCACTTTAGGCTACATGGCCTCATCTGGTATTACTTTTGCAGCAGATGCAACGGCAGGTTATGTAAAAAAATACATTCCTAACCTCATGTATCCACGTTGGAGCTATATTGCAAACATCACCCAAGCAGCACAAGCGGTTGTATACTTTACAGCTAAAAACGATTTCACCCCAGGTGAGATCATTAGCTTAAGAGTGCCACAACAGTTCGGAATGATTGAAGCTGATCTAAAACCTGCACGTGTTCTTAGCGTCACAAATAGCGCTACTGTATCTTCAGTAACGCTAGACCTAGACACATCGGGCTTTAGTGCGTTTACATTCCCAACAAGCGCGGTTGCTGCTGCTGGTGTTTCTCCAGCTGTTGCTGGGCCTTCATCTTCTGGCGTTGTGCCATTTAATGGAAGCGCAACAATACCGCAACAACCTCCAGGCACTAACTTGCTTGATGCTTTTGACAATAGAAACAAATTCGTAATGTCTATTGGTTCTAACGTCATTACAAGCTCGTCAGCAGTTTATGACTGGTGCGCGTTTAAATTTGATAAATTTACTCAAGAGTAAGTTTTTGGGGGTCGAAAGGCCCCCTTTGTTTAACATAAAAAGGTAGGCAATATGCAAGTAAAAGAATACTACAAAAAGAAAACCAACACTAAGCCAGCTCCTGAAGTTGAGGAAATGGTTAAAAAACTACGTAAAGAACATTCAAGGCTAGTAAAAGGCATGTTTGAGTTTGTAGACGCTCAAGGGGGATGGGTTGAATTTAGCTATAGATTCTTTAAAGAAGACCCTATTCAAACTATACGTTTGGTTCATGGTGAAATATGCGAATTACCTATGGGTATTATTAAGCATCTAAACAACACTGTGAAGAAGGTTCGTAATATGGCAACGGCAAAAGGCGATGGCACTTTTATCCCTGCTTCTGTTACAAAAACATCAAGATTAAGATTTACACCTATGGACGTCCTATGAGTCTTTTTGTTCCTCCTAAACGCTACATTAATAATATTACTTTAGCTCAAAATTGCGTTATAACGTTTACGGAGGAGCATTTTTTTAAAATAGGTGAAATAGTTAGCGTAAGATGTTCTAAGCCTTATGGCATGGTTGAAATTAACGAAAAATCAAGTAGAGTAATAGCTTTATCTTCTGATACCATAACCCTTGAGATAGATACATTGAATTTTACCCCTTTTGTCTATCCAGCTGTAGGTGTTGTTCAATTATTAGCGCAAGTTGTACCGTCAGGCTCTTGGATAAACCCTTATGAATATACTCCTACGGTAACTTTAGAACCTGTTTTTGACAATAAACCGAGTTGATCAATGGTAATAGCTACATTAC